TGTAGAGAAATACTCCACCCTCGTTCTGAGGATTAGCAGGATCCTTTACAACATAGATGTTAGCGTAAAAAGAAAGCTTACGTTTCTGTTTACGGACTGTATCCTTATCAGCATCATTACCACTGTTCCACAGTTCACGGTTCAGTTCACCCAGAGGGTCTTTCTGTCCGATAGTCGTGAGTGAGTTCTCGATATACCATCCACCGTTTCCTTGGAAGGCATGAGAGAACATCTTTGCCCAAGGGAGATCTTCTCCATCAGGTGCTGGGAGGAATCGAATGACGGCATAACCGTTACCACTCTTATCCATGACTGGTTTCCATAGGCGTTCATCAGCTCCGCCTTGGCCACCTCCATTTTGCTTCTCTACTTCTTTAACAAGTTTGGCAGTAAGACTACCAAGAGAAGACTGCTTCTTTAGGTCTCCGAAACCCATTTTGTACCTCGTATGTTTTGTATTTGGCTTGTGTGACTTAGCTTAGGGATCGTCCAGCCCAGTATTATTATAGTCTAACTTTCAGCGATTGCCTTTTTCATGTTGGTAATAATACCTGTCATGTTAGCAAACACATATGAAATGTCTGTGTTAGGTGGGAATCCCAACATCACTGCCTGACTCATGATGGTTTCCTTCATGCTCTTTGCATCAGGATCATCTGACAGACTCATCCTAGTATATAGGATCCTTTGTTTAGTCAGAAGTTTTTCCAATACTTCAACGTGATAGAGTTTATCTTCTCTATTCATATCAGAGAAGGCATACATTTTCTCATAGATCTCTTCTTGTAGGGTAGAGATCTCTTTTAATTCTTCCTGAACAAACTCTGAATTGAAAAAACTCATCTTCCTAATACAACTTCTTTTAAAATCTTTTTGTACTTAAATGTATCTATATTCATAAACGGTGAGTACTTTTTCATCTTCATACTCACTGATTCCCATACAGGATCTTTGAGAGAACCATCAAACCTGTTCTTATATGAAAGTATTCTATCACAGATAATCAAAGTTTCAAGAGAGACTTCCTTACTAAGGTGTTTCTTCAGGATGATAGGATGTCCCTTGGTACAATCAAATACATCATCAATCTTATTGTCATCAAATATCTTTTCACACTCCTCTCTGAAAAGATAACTCATACTTTGTTGTTGTTTCTTCCACTCTTGATAGAGAGTCTCACCTTCTCTTACCAAGTTACCAATCCAAATCTTAGAGTTATCATCAGACAAGGCATAGTTGGAGATGAATAATTCTTTTATCTCCTGATCATCATACTTCCTAGAGAGTTTCTCGAACCAGAACCTCTGTTTGTTTTTGTAAAAGCTATTCAGACTACATCTCACTTTACCTTGATACTTTTGATAGTCATAAGACTCACTTGTAAAGTGTCTTGATATACCAAGGTATGTTTTATAAACTTCGTAGTCTGTCACTTTAGGAATCATAATGGGAGTTTAGCATGTGATGTACGCTTGAGAAGATTGTTTTCCATGGCTTCCACCTTGATCTTCTCTTTCAATGGTTTGGATATCAGTTTGGGAACTGACTCAACATCCAAGTTGTTCTCTTCACAAAAGTGAATGATAGCATCAACATACTTCATCTCCTTTGAGTTGTGAACTAACTTCTCGATCTCTTCGGCAAATCTCTGAGGACAATAGAACTTGCTCTCAAAGATTTCGTTTAGTTTCTTCTCTTCAGGATTAAGCATATTCCTGTAATTTAGATTCAACAAACTCTCTAATATACTCGGAGAGAAGGTTGATGTACTTTTTCTTGTCTCGTTCTTCATAGACTACACATTCACCGTCTTCACATGTCATGATAATGACAAACTTCTTAACCATTATACCCTTCATCTCATACAACATACAAGCGTATGCTGCACACTGGACAAAGTAATCTTCAATCCACTCCCGTGGTTTGGGTTTAGCTGATGTCTTAAAGTCAATAACTGCCAACTCGCCATCAAACTCAGCGATACAATCAACACTACCAGCAATGCCAAGTTGGGTGCTGTAGAGTGCCGTCTCTTGACAAAGGATGTTATCAATCTTATTCAGTTCAGGTTTAGCCTGTTTGAATAGGAACTGAGATAGAGGAAGAACATCAGAGAAAGTCTCCGAGTTATTCAGATACTCTTCAATCAACGTATGAGCATCAGTACCACGATGTGTGGCTTTACGAGTGATGTTGTTGGCAACTTCTTCACCTACTTTTGCTCTCCACTTCTTAAACTTGTTACGATTCCTCCAACTAATCACAGAAGTGATCGAAGGCATCTTTACTAGTTCTTCTGTTCCAAATACTTTGTAGTAACGAACTCCATCAATCGTCTCTCGTTCAATGGGAACGAAAGGTACATCACTATGTGTAAACATTAAAGACCTAATTCAAGTTTTGCAATGATGTATTCCTTAACCAATCCACTTCTACAGATGTCTTCTGCCTGGAACTCAATCGTAGCAAACGAAGGCATGTTCTTGATGATAGACATGAAGTCAACAATACCATTCTTCTCAGCTGTCTTAGTCAAGTCAGACTGAGTGGCATCTCCACAGAAGAAGATCTTAGAACTCTCACCTACCCTAGTAATTATACTGTCGAGCTCGTGAAAATTCAAGTTCTGGAACTCGTCAATAATCAAGATGGCATTATCAAACGTGGTACCACGAATGAATGATGTACTCCAGAAACTAATAGTTCCTTGTGCCTTGAGGTTAGCATACAACATTTCAAAGGAGTTGTCATCTGGCATCTCGAACATGTATTTTACCATGTTCTTGTACGGGATCTGATACAAAGATGATTTATCTTCATGATCGCCAGGAAGGAACCCAATCTCTCGGGTAGCCACAAGAGACCTGACGATGTAGATCTTGTCGTAAGGTGTCTTAGGATCTAGGACATCCAGAAGAGCGTTGTAGAGGGTGATAAAGGTTTTACCTGTACCAGCCACACCATATGCAACCAAGTTCTGATCTTTCCCATACTCTTCAAAGAACTTTTGTTGGTTCTCAGTGAGAGGATCAATCTTTTTAATGTAATCTAAATTGATTGGTTTCTTTCTTTTCATTGCCCTATTACTTGTACCAAAGGGAACAGGGTTCGTACCAATACCGGACTTACTCTTTCTAGGCATGTGATTCAAATAGGTTTAACAATTGACTTAGGAGCTTTGGATGCCTTGTGAAGAACATCATTCCAACCTGGATGGGTCTTCTTCAGTTTATCATAAACTTCTCCAACCATACCAATCGATGGTGCTGCTCCTTGAGACCAATCCCTTTTCCATTCAGGATTGTCTTCATACCACTGTGTAATCTCATGGACACTAACATCAATGATCTTAGTTTCCCCAGTATCTGTATTGATTACGTCATATTTCGCCATAATAACTCCCGAGGTTTTGTATTTATACGTCCCATTCCATCGCTTCTGCGATAGATGGGAACTGTTCTACAAAGATTTCTTTACAGTTGTTTGCAATATCCATATGTTCTTTCTGAGTTCCGTTAGAAGATCTCAGATCAATATAGTGTAACCAACTGCGAATTGATCCTGTCATGTAGATTCTAGTTGGTGTTGCAAGAGGTAACACAAATCGTGCACACTCCTTAGCCACACCTGCTGACAACATCTGTTGATACAGGGAGTTGGCAGAACTGAAGAGAGTTACCATCTGTCTCTCAAGTTTATCAATAAGTTCAGGATCAAGATCATCAATACTATTCTGTCTATTCTTATCATCCTGACGACGAAGTTCAGGCAGTTCAATCTCACCTAGGAAATTTGTAGAGGCATACCTCTGTGAAAACTCCTGGAAAGTGAACGAACGGTGACGCAGTATTTGAGCTGCGATACCCCTGTTAGTTGTGATCTCTAGAGTCATGAACGCCTGTTCAAAGATACTCCAGTGTTGGTGTTTGATACAATACTTTAGTAGGCCAGAAAACTTTTCGTTGTCCTGGTTGTTTGGATTACTCACCCTAGCACAGAATGCTATATGTTTTTCAGCATCAGGTGTAACCGATACTAACTTAGCTCCGGGTTTCATCTTTTCGTTTTGGTCCATTGGGGATTTTTCCATTCGAGTCACAATTGTTACAATAAAAAGAATACTTATACTTAAACCCACTTACATGTTGGAAGTGATCTAAGTCTAATGGATATTCAGAATTACACTTACTACAAATCCTTGTCTTGGGATTTTCTAATTTGTTTGAGCTGTTTGTATTCAGCTTTAACTCTTTGGTGGGCTTGCTCTGCGGTGAGTTTCCCAGCCATTTCGCTAGCACAGATAAATTCAACTTGTATACCAAAGTTTCTTAGAGCCTTTTCGTAAATATTCAGAGTGTACATTAAGTGCTGTTTAAATTAGAAAAATAAGTTTTGAAGTAGGGTTCGATACCATGGGAAATTTTATTCCCTTGACTGATCCAGGTATCAACACATTCGTAAATATCTTTGGTTGAGTAGGAGGCTTCTTCAATCCTTGCTCCACCATACTTATTTAGAAGAATCGACAGACAAACCCCTCTAAGTTTCAATCTCTCACCAGTGTACCTCCAATCACTCGTCATCTTCAAATACCTCATCATAATCTGGGAGAGGAGGGAGTGTCTCTTCCATTCGTTCAGTATAAGCCTTTACATCAGAATAAACTTCAGACTCCAGTGCATCAACTAACAGTCTTAGGTTTCTGGTTATTAGTTTGAGTTTATCTTTTTCCATTAAAAAAGGGAGTATTACCTCCCTTAATTATATCACTTGTTGTTAGAACAAACAAGTGTCTTCTTGGTCAACTCAAGTTGGGCTACCTTGATAGCTTTTTTCTTGAGAATCTTTTTTTGCTCGATGGCAAGTACATTCATTTTGATACCTCCACTTTTACAGTTTCGGTGTGGTTGATACCACGATAAACTTCAGTTACTCTTTTGGTAACTTGGGGTCTGTTCTGATACTCAACTGTGTCGTATGACACACCACGATACGTGACTTTCATTTGATACTCCTGAAGTAGTTGGATTTTTAGGCCCCGTTCCTTCAGTTGCCTTTTGCGTCCCATGGACACTCTGGTGTAGATTCTTTTAGAACCTCTACCAATTCAATCTTAACTTCATGGTTAAGATCTTCGTTACTCCTCATCCGTAGCATAATACTATCGGCGTCAGAACAACTGAGTGTTGTATATAAAAAGAAATCAACCATAGGATGAACGCTCCGTTCCGAGTCAACTTACTTGCGTCTAGTTTCCTAGATGAACGACAGTGTTATTATAACACTTCTACACTATTTATGTCAAGGTTAGAACATATTGTTATCTTTCATGAACTGAAGGGTTTCTTTCAACCCACCTCTATGATTCAGTCCAATAGAAATCTGTGGATACTCTGCTGTATCACCGAACTCTGCATGAAATTGTTTGTCAGTAAAGTCTTCATCTAGGATATACTCATGAAAATCCTCATGGACATTTGAGAGAAGCATGATAGCTCTCTCACACTCTTGACTTTTATTCGAATAGATTACTGATTGCATTAGTCCCTCTGTCTCCAATCCTTAGGTTTGTCTTGTTTAAACCAGTCCTTGATATCATCAGCACTACTGAACCCCGTTTTATGATTGGATGGATCGGGGTCTCCTAAACCCATCCTATTCAAAAAATCGTCGGTGCTACCTTCTTCAATGTCTTGAGAAGATTGTCGTCTTGCTTTCTTTAACATCTCATTAGCAGATGTATTTGCCTTAGCAAGTTTCTGTGCCCAGACCATATCATCTAGTTTTACTTCCTCACCACTAGCAATACACTTACAGATAAATTCAAGCCGAAGTCGATACTTGGTCGATAGCATATTCTACTAACCTTTCGAATATTTATTTAACAAAGTTTAATCGATTACGTCAACAACACAAGGTCTTTTCATCCCTGCGTGTTGAAACCAAAATACTCTCATAGTTTCATAGTCATCAAAGATGATAGATTTATCCGTATCACCAAACCTCATCCTATACTTATGTCTATCGTAAGGATCGTTTGAGGTCGAAGTAAATTCTGTAAAACCTCTTTTTGATTTCGTCGATCGTTTCTTTGTCATCATAACATTCCAATAGGTTGAGCATTTGTGAGCTACCCTCAAGTTCTGATATCAACCTGAGGACATCAACAGGATTAGAACCCTCCTTCACGGGCTTCCTCTACCATCTTAGAAACAATATCTTCTGTACCATCCATACTCTTCACTGCAAAGAGTGAAGACTTCTGATACTTCTTGATTTTCTTATACTTCTTGACAAGTTCTTGAACACCTTCTTGGCTCATATCAAGACCTTCGAAGTTTATATCAAACCCCTTTGACATCTTTCTCTACTCCTTTCCATAGTTTTGGATTTGCTGTTCCTTTTGATTGAACAATTTTAATTAGATCTTTCTTATACTTGTCATAATACTGGTCAAAGATCTCAACCTGTTTCTGTGAGATAGTAATGTCATTACACTCTTCACCATCGACCTTGTAAGTCACAACATAGGCAGTATTTGGTAACTTGATGTTGTTACACTTTTCAAGGTCACAGTTTTCGTGAACGATTTTCATAGGATTTACGATCTACCTCCCCATACTATATCAGGAAAGGCTTTAGCTACGTGGTCTTTGGTCAGTTTGTACTTTGTCCCTAGGTTCTTATCCTTCACCAGACAAATGACATCTGCCTCTTCTGGGTGAAGACCTTCCAACATCTGAATGAACATGGACTCTCTACGGGTCTTGGAGAGTTTGTCGTTACCACCCTTGATAAAGTGGTAGAGGTTCTTCCATTCCCTCCTCAGGGAGGTGTGGTCGGTTCCTACGGGTACTTCATTCTTGTTAAAGGGAACCTCACCTTCAGGGAGAAGACTATAAACAGTATCGTCAAAGTTCCAAATCAAGACTGCAGTAAGAGCATCATTACGATACTCTTGTAGTGCTTCTACTTTCTTTGCAACACTTTTTTGTTTAGATACATGTGCAAGAATCTCATGCACAAAAGCATTAGGTGGAAGTTTTGTTGATGTAGCCATAGTAATTTTCTTTCTCGTTTCAGTATATCGTATTTATTGAGTTAGTTCAAAGGATCATCGGGGTCAAGTATATCATTCTCAAATCTTACTGCTAGTACTTCATCAGGGATAACTTGTCCATTTTCATCAAACATCTCTGGATGTAGTGGGATGTATTTGGAGTCTCTTTGTAGAACATAGTCTTTAGCTAACCAACCAAGCACTGTTCCTAACACAAGGAACATAACTGAAAACAATGCCGAAAACGTGAGAGTAACTGCTAACATCTTAACCTCCTAGGGTTTCTTCTTTATATCGAAACTAAAATCGATATTGAAATGAAACTCTCTTTTGAATAGAGAGATCATCTTACCAAGTTTAAACTGTAAAGTCTTTGGTTCTTTCCTCCCCTTTTTATTTCTTAATAGTAACTCAACACCTCTATCTATCTCTGATGGTAGGTTACTTGTTTTGTTATTTAGAAGCTTTCCTCCTTCTTCCTGGTCTTTTTTCTTGTTCATATTTCCATGCATCCTCTAGTATAGAATAGAGATAATCTTTTATCTTTCTGGCTTCGGGTTTACCCAGATGACCATAACCTTCCCTTAGCTGTTTGTGTTGTTCATCATTGCCACCTTCAAGATAATCCTCAAGATCCATAACAAGAAGTTGAATCTCTCTGGCTACAGAACTATCAATAAACTCAGTAGCATCTCTCTTGGTTGCTTTGATAGACTTCAAATACTCATACATGTTGAGCATCTGTTTGCCTTGGAATGCACTATCGATTGTTCTCTCAACAATGTTTAGAAGTTCCCAGGTATTGTCCATTAGATCAGTTTGTTTTCTCGTAGATACTTAACCGTTTCACTACAACCACCAATGGTCCTCTCACCTTCCTCTTCAGTGAATACTCTAACCTGTGGGAAGGTAGAACCATTTCCAAATGTTTTGTAAAATTCTTGTTGAGTGTAGTCTTGGTTAAGTTTATATATGACATGCTTCATTTCAGCTAGCTGAAGCACCTGCGCAACCTTAGTACAGAAAGGACAACCATCTTTAGAGAATACAAGGAAAGTCATAGTAAAATTAAGATAGGAACTAGAAACATCAATATTGTAATAGTAAAACCCCCTACCTGTTCAAGTAGGGGGCGAATACTGTGGTCAGGCATCCAATGTAGCCCTCAAAGTATAATCTTTTTTGAGTTTCTCAATGAATTCATTCTTAGCCAACTTAGCCTCATACCCAGGATAAAACTTTTCCATCAACCTTGGTACTGCCATACATCCAGGGTATCCACCTTTGATCCAAACTTCTTTACGATCCTCAAGTACAACATGATTGAATGGGAAACTCATTTTGTTTTCTTTTCTTCAGAAATATTTAGAGATGGGGGAGTGTATGGGTGTTGGGGTTTGTGTTCCCTATCCATAGGTTGAGATTTAGTCAAATCTCTACGAGAATTATTACTGATAATAATAAAAGCATCTTTGTTGTACTTACGCACACCATAAGGTGTTGCCCACTTCTTGTTATAGTTTTCACCTTGATGAATACCAGATACAACGGTACCACCAACCTCAACTATAACGTCATCATCAACTTGCCAACCAAGTGTATCGATCAACTTTGAGAGTTGTTCTGTGATGGTTGGTTCTTCAAGGATACGATCCTCAGGTTCTAGTGATCCGTTCATAGTTGTTTTCCGATACACATAGTATAACCCCATTGACCTATGAGATCAACAGGGTTGTGACGATTATTCTTCTGTCCAGAATATTACATCCATCTTTGGATAGAAGTCCATCCAGGTTCTGACGTATTCTTCTGCTTCTATCTTATCTTTGAATACTGCTTCAAGGTGAGGTTGAAAACCAGCTTCCAACTCAGGGGGTTTTCCAGAGAAGACTTTAGTCATGTTTGATACCAGCGGCATCTCTCTCAAAGATTTCAAGACCCTTGTCGGTCAGGATGTGATCATACATCTGTTCAAAGATACTAGGAGGCATCGTAACCACCTCTGCTCCGTTATACCAGGACCGTACAGCCCTCTGTACTGAACGAATGGAGGCTGATAGTACCTGTGTGGGGATACGATGAATACGATACAGTTCAGAGATAGAACGAACCACTTCTAGACCGGCTACAGACTGGTCATCCAAACGACCAACAAAGGGTGACACATAAGTGGCACCAGATTTAGCTGCTAGGACTGCTTGAGCTGCTGAGAAGATAAGAGTTACATTCACTCTCACTTTATCAACCTGAGAAAGTTGATAACATACTCTCAAACCATCACGGGTCATGGGAACTTTGATAGTTGCCACGTCACCAAACTTTTGAGAGAGTCGTGATGCCTCTGTGTACATCTCAACAAAGTTACCCATCACTTCCATACTGATATCCTTGACACCAATATCTTTGATCTTCTGATACACATCATCAGGGTTACGACCACTCTTCATAATCAAAGTGGGATTAGTTGTGACACCATCAATGAGACCCGTATCAAAGTAATCTTTAATAGCGTATGTGTCTGCGGTGTCTAAGAAGATTTTCATTTTACTTTGTCTTCGTACTTTTTAATAAGAGCAATTGCTTGTTTACGATCTGCTCCACAAGGAGCGTTCTTAAGACACATGAGAATCAACTCATCGTCAGTAATAGAGGGTTTAATTGTAAACCCCCACTTGTCAACTTTACCTTCAGTAGGTGCTTCGACGTATTCAAACTCCATCATTGAACGTGAACGACTCCTGTCATTCCAGCACCTTGATGAGGACCACAGAAGAACTCGTAGTCTCCTACATCAGCAAATACAACATCTTGTGATTCACCAGGAGCAAACAATAGTGCTTCTCTAGAAAGGTCCGCACGACCTTCAACAATAATATTATGTGGGGGCAATGCCTCGTTGATAAAATGAACTGTGTCACCTGCTGAGATTGTAATCTCATTGGGTTCAAATACTAGGTTTCCACCAGCACCCATAGAGACATCAACTGCCCATGCTGGAAGAGCCAAAAATAGAGATGCGAGTAGTGTGAATAAAAATTTCATAACGTTCTGTCTAGTCTAATTTGTGCTTGATCAGGAAAGTCTCTCGGACGACTATCTCCTGCATTGTCGGTTCTAGGTGAACCTTCATTCTTCTTTTCAGTTTTTTGAAAGTTTGCTCTCTTGTATCTGTTTGAAAATACGTCAGGATACCAATAGGTTTCAATCCAGTTTATAGTCGGATTAAGTTTAAGGTGTTTATCTAGTGAATGATTGAATACTCCTATTTGAATGTATCCATCATGTGTTAAACAACTTGTGTCACCTAAAGGATGAATATAAAGAGTTTTCACTTTTAGTATAGTTCCTCTTCTGCTTCTGCCTTAATTACTAGATCAGAACTTGGATAGGATACGCACAACATAGCGAACCCTGCTTCCACTTGTTCATCATCTAGGAAAGATTGATCGCTTTGATCCAGAGTTCCAGAAACAATCTTTCCACAGCACGAGGAACAAGCACCTGCCCTACATGAGTATGGAAGGTCATATCCTTGCTCTTCTGCCACGTCTAGGATGTACTCGTCCTCTGGACAAGTGAACTTCTCCTCACGACCGTCAGGATATTGTAGTGTTACTGAATGATCCATGTAAAAACAAAATTACATATACTAATTATACGCATAAAAAAAGGAGGGACAACCTCCCGTGTGTATTTCCTGTTATTAGGGTATAAATTTATACTCCTTTAAGTCTTCTTAGTATCAAGTTATCTATTGAGAAGTTACCACCACCACAGAGGACGATACAAGCTGCACCTCCCCAGTAAAGAACTAGAAGTTCTAACAGATAGATGTTGAATCCAGCTGTAACTAAGGCGTGATAAATTGCGAATGATATTGTACCTAAGATTGCCAAGGCACCTAACCTAGTAACAAGTCCAAAGATAATCAACCAACTCCCCACAATCTCAGAGAATGCTGCAAAGTATGAGGAGAAGATTGGAAACGGAAGATGCAATGGTCTTACAAATGCATCCGCAAAGTTTTCAATGTTCTCTAGTTTCTCATATCCATGATGGATAAGCATAGTACCTATCGCTAAACGAAGAAATAAAAATCCTAATGATTTAATCATTGTACAAATCCTCTAGTTTTTCTCTGGATAGATCAACATACATCAATTCTTCACCTGCTTGTGGTGCTTCTGGATGTCTTGGTCTGGGAGGATTACTCATCTCTATATTAATAGATTGAATGTTACTCCACATCATTGCAAACGCAGCACCACCAATAACAGAGAAACAGACGAAGTATAAAATGACTTCGAAGTTATTCATTATGCCTCCTGTAGAGACTGGACTGTATTTTTGAGTTCACCAATGTCTCTCAATCCTTCGACTGAGAACCAGGGAGCGGTGGCCCAATCGAACCCCTCTCCCATGGTACTATCTGGTGCCACGATGTACCAGTGACATGCTGTGTCAGGTACATCAACAGCACACTTAGACCAATCATCTTTCCATTGAGGTACTTGAACCCACATTAGAGCTGCAAATACCAAACTGAATAGAGATTTAATCATAGTGCATTACCTCTAGGTAGTACTTCTTCTGGGAAGATAAAGTTCTCATGTGGTTGGTCGGCTGGTGCCAACCAGGTACGAAGGCCTTCATTCAATAGAATGTTCTTGGTGTAGAAGGTCTCAAATTCTGGATCTTCTGCTGCTCTGATCTCTTGACTTACAAAGTCGTAAGCACGAAGATTAAGAGCAAGGCCAATAATCCCGATACTACTAGTCCAGAGCCCCATAACTGGAACAAATAACATAAAGAAATGAAGCCAACGCTTGTTACTAAAAGCGATACCAAAAATTTGAGACCAGAATCTGTTGGCTGTAACCATAGAGTAAGTCTCTTCCTCTTGGGTTGAGTCAAAGGCTTTGAATGTGTTTGCCTGTTCACCATCTTCATACAATGTATTCTCTACTGTGACACCATGGATTGCTGACAACAGTGCTCCACCCAGTATACCAGCAACTCCCATCATATGGAAGGGGTTTAGGGTCCAGTTGTGGAACCCTTGTAGGAAGAGAAGGAATCTGAAGATTGCGGCCACCCCAAAGGACGGAGCGAAAAACCAACTGGACTGACCCAGTGGGTAGATAAGGAAGACGCTGACAAAAACAGCAATAGGACCAGAGAACGCAATAGCATTGTAAGGACGGATTCCAACGAGACGACTGATTTCAAACTGACGAAGCATGAAACCGATTAAAGCGAAAGCTCCGTGGAGCGCCACAAAAGCCCAGAGTCCCCCAAGTTGACACCATCTGACGAAATCCCCCTGAGCCTCAGGACCCCAGAGAAGAAGAAGAGAATGACCCATAGCGTCAGCTGGAGTACTAACTGCCGCTGTAAGAAAATTCGAACCCTCAAGATAGGAACTAGCGAGACCATGGGTATACCAGCTCGTAACGAAAGTTGTACCAGTAAGCCAGCCGCCAATAGCAAGATAAGCAGTGGGAAGAAGAAGAAGTCCAGACCAGCCAATAAAAACGAAACGATCTCGTTTAAGCCAGTCGTCCAAGATGTCAAACCATCCCCTCCTTTGTTGTTGTAAAGTTGAAGTTGTCATTATTCTGAGTGAGTATGTGAAGAGAAGTACTTTTCAATTACTTGAATACGTTCCTCTTCATGTGCAATAACATCGAGTTGATCCTGAATGGCACCTAACACATCTGGGTGTTCACCGATACCGACAGGGTTGTGCAAGTAAACCTCAATGTTGATTCTTGCCTTTTGAATATTTCCTTCTGCTGCACTTCTGAGTGCAGAGAGTATGTCTGTTCTTAAAGTTTTACAAGACATTATTAGTTCAACTCCAAAAAGAATTTTGTTTGATCAGTAGGTGAGTTCTCATAAGAAGAAATGTCACCATATGTTTTCCGATCCTTATACCCAACCATACGACCTTTCGTATTCTGAAGGGCTGGCATAAAAGCAATAAGGAAAAATACAGCTGGTGCTCCAACTAGTAGAGCTCCACCGATAACATAGTAAGTTAAAAGTTCAATCATAATAAAACTTTACATTAAAGAACAAAGAAAAAG